GCAGTGAAGGCGATGTTAGGTCTATCGCCTATCACTTTGATATAGTTCCCATGTCTATCGGGTTCACCGAATATGGGTTCTAGGTATCGTTCACAGAAGAGACGTTCTGTCCGACTGTAGGCTGGGCGCATATATTGCAACATTGCTATCAGCGTATGTATTGTAATCTTACTCACTATGCAGCCTCCTCTTCTTCATTTTTAAACAACTCAGGGAACTGATCTGTCATGTGCTCTGGTATATAGTGAGAACCTGAGGCGCTAGGCACGACATCATCAACATGCCAGTACTCATCGATAAAATCACAATACACAGCTTCTTCGTGATGGACCCACTCCTCGTTGATACCCCAACGGTTCTTTGTGTGTACAAAGACAGCATCATCACGGTAGAGGGCATCGCCATTTTCAGTCATGACAAAGTGATTATCGAAGCAAACCTCACAGTGGTAACCGTCTTCTGTCATGTAAGCCTCGTCCTCGTTGAGGCTATCACCACAGCACTCACAGAACATACCACCAGTAAGGTAACCATCAGTACCATCGAAACCATGGCTACCATAGACCTTAAGCTCTAGATACTTAGAGCTACCCGGGTTGCAGTATAGATCACCATCGATGTAAGGCACGATAGGGTCGTCGTTATCACCTATCGAGACTAGGCGAAGACCAACCCACGCCTCTACGTTGAGTTTTGATCCGATGCTATCAAGATGTGCCTCCAGCATATCAAGAGACTGCTCACAGGCACCATAGACAGGCCCATGTTTGTGGGGTGTATCAGATGCATCTGAGTAGACAACACGACCAGCAATTAGGCCATCCTTGTCTGTCAGGTACGCAATAGCGAAATCACCAGAGGCATAAGCCTCACCAACAGAGGCATATTCCCGCTCACAATCTTCGTTGATATAGGACCTACCAACGCCCTGCATACACGAAGATGCAATAGATTTGCGGTGAAAGGTAGTAATTGGGTTACGATATCCCGCACGTTCACCATCATAGGCACGTTTGAAAGACTTAGCGTCCTTACCCACATGAAGAAACAGGTCACGAGGTGAAGTCATCTCCACCCAAGCCTCAGTCAAAGAGGCAAGCTCTGCATCACTCCTATGAGACAGCATATGACGGAAGGCACGTCCCGGCTTCATAGTAGTTCGGCGGCCACGTTTAGCATCCTTAGTTGAACGTACCAGTGAGATAAGGCCATTATCCTCTTTCATTGGCTCATATATGGAGGCTTCGTGCCCAGACGTAATACGCCGATTTCCGGGTGATACGTTTTCGGATATGAACCGGATAACCATTTCCGACCCGCTATACGTCACCTCACGGGCCAAAAGTGCCTCAGCCACCTCAGTCAAAGTGCCAAACTTAGGATGAACCTTGCTCTCCAAGTCCCTTGCAAAGATAACAGTGGTTTCATCCCACATAGATGTAACTTCATCCCGGGTTAATGGTCTATGCACTTGGTTACCTGTGAACAGTGTGGTGCAGTGGATATACTTCTCACCACAATGTTCTGCGGCAATAGCTATACGGGCAGCACGGGAGCCCCGCGTTTCCTCATTAATAGCAATGATTTCACCATAAAACCCTGCGTATTTAGCAAAGAGACCAACCTTTAGATCTTCTACTTTAAATTCAACTAAGTTTTCCATAACGCAAACCTTTCCTATGTTGCGGTTAAAAGGATCAATACGAGCTGTCACGCTTGGCAGTTAGAAACTCAAGCTCATCCCATAAGGCTTCCATGGTATCTTCCACATCGGTGCCATCGGTGTATTCACCCCTTAATTCCATATCAACACCGACACAATCAGACCCGAAGCGGCTATACAGCATATCGGCCAAGTCTTCGACAGTGGCGGCGTTAGCTATAGCGATTTGATTAGCACCATATTCACCTTCATACCATCCAGCAATAAGCATCACATGCCCTCATCTTCTAAGATTTCATTGATTTCATCCATATCCTCAGCAAAGGTTTCAACCTTCACGAGATCTTCAAATAGGTCTAGCATGAGAAATACTCCCCTGTTGCAATCACATATGTCCAGCTTGGGACACCTAAGGTAGATTTAAGTTTACGCATGGGCTTCAAGCCCTCACGGTAGCCATTGGTATAGATCAAGGCACATGGCTGGCGGGTATCACCCGGTACAGCTAAGACACACACCTGCTTATCTACATAGCCGGATGGCTTGACCACTTCATAGTAGTCACGAGCCTCCACCATATAGGATGGTTCAAGATGGGTATACCCCTCGTCATCGGTCCACGCCCCAATACACTGCACCACTGAGCCTTTCAGCTCACCCATCACACGTTTGGTATCCATTAGACGCATGAATTTAGCCACGGTATGCAAATCATCATTGGCATCTATGGCAAACACTATCTGTTCAAATCTCATGACATTTCTCCTATCCAACACGTGCAATCATCGCACGGGTCATCATTACAATCAGCGCGGTTCACACGCGCCCACTCAATAGCCACTCGGGCAAGATGTGTCAACATAACTCACCCCTTCCGTTTGTTGTGAGAATAGTATTCATCACGAATTGATTGCCTAACCTCCACCCGTTTAGGCTGGGGCTTAGGTGTCGGGAATAACATCCACTTGATAGTGAACACAACCACCACCATCATCAAGAATATCTGCTCAAAGGTCATTGCATTATCCTTTCATGCAAATAGTGTTAGGGGTTTGCGACACAATCTCACCACGGGATTGAGCCAAGAACAACCGAGCATTTGCCTCAGTCAGTTTAGCCACGGCCACGCCGTTCACAATTACTTGTACCATTTTAGACCACCTTTCACATCATTTCAAGATATAGAATTCGTGCCGGTTTTAGCATGGGTATCCGGCTCCCAGCACTTAAAGCCTCACATGGATAGACCACGGGCGGGAGGTTCCCATGGTCTACACTCTGAGGCTTATGCCGCTTGGATAGCTGCAATCAGTGCCGCTTTGGTCACGCCCTCTTTTTCAAGACGCTTCACCAATTTGGCAGTGTATTCAGGAAGAACGAATTCAGCCTTTTCAGTCTCACCTTTCACCTCTTTTACAAGAGTTGACCGGAGGGAGAGCTTGCGCTCAACACCATCTGATAGGCGCTGCATGGCAGCATCATCAAACTTAGCATCTTTCAGGCTCAACACGATGGTTTTCTTGTCTTTCGCTTTACCAATCTTTGCACCGGGCATAATAGCCCCAATGATAGCACGAACCGCATTGGCACCTTGTTTGTCACCTTTGGAGATCAAGCGAGCAATTGCACTAGCCAAGGGGCGTCCATCTTGTGATGTTACCACACTAGCCACTAGGTCACGCAAGTGGCCACTAGCCGCAATACCTGAACCCATTGCAGTCACGAATTTGTTTTCAATTGTTTTGATGTCGTTTGTCATGATGATTTTCCTTATCACTTCCAATAAAAGACACTCACCGCGAGTATCTTATAAATAAAGTGTTATTCCCTTTCGCGTTTCCTAAGCTCACCCGGATGCTGCAACAGTCTATCCATCAGTGAGCGCCGATACTTTGCAATCAGGCACTAGGCTGGTTCGTTTCACCCGTTATGTGATACACCTTAGTGACCACCGGATTACTTTCCAGCCACCTAGTGAAAACCACCTCCCGGTTGCTCACCCGTCCAATTCGGGGTGTCGGCTAGTAGCCGAGGGGTATCACTTAGAGGGTTTAATTTAGTCTCTCCCGGTCATCTAGGGTTCCTTGGCCCTAGTCCCTTCCGGTGTCATCTCCGGGGCTCTTGTTGTCCCTTTCGATGATTAACTTAGATCTTATCTCGGTTTTAAAGTCAACAGCATCTAAATAGTTGATTTAATTGAAGAATTACCGAATCAGCCTCCTAAGTCCTTGTTTCTATTCAATAATAAAATAGTGAATTATTTGCATTTATTTCCAATTAATATTGATTATCTAATGTTTTCAATAGGTTAGCCCCCTATATCCCTTGGCATAGTAGTCAGCTTCGCTGATATAGTTGTATTTACCTCAGATTGAAAGGGAAACGCGCCCGCGTATGCGCCTGCGTGCGCCCGTGTGTGTGCGTGTGCCTGCGTGTGTGCGCGTTGCATATACGAAAAGAGATGTAAAGAGATAAATGCGACAAATATTCATTATATCTTGGAATGTTGCATAAAAGCCTACAGCTCTGGTCAGTCAGCTTGCTGGCAATCTAAAATGAGAACAGAATGAGAACAAACATAGAACGAATAGGGGGAACGCTCTTTTATGGCCTAGGACCTATGAAAACCTCTAAGGGCTCTTAAAAGGGCTTAGAATGGCTCTCAGGTATGTTTCCCGGTTTGTTCTCCCTCTTGTTTACCTTTTGTTCTTCTTTAGTGGGGTACGGTATACAATTGTTTACCATTGTTCTTGGCGGTATGTCATTGCATTGGATTGTTCGGATTGAGTACCGGGGAAAACCTATCATAGTAGTTGGTTCATAGTAGTGCTGGAGTGTATACAAAAGAAAACCCTGCAGAACATCAGCCCCAGAATTGTATATGAATGTGCTTCGTAATGTTATTAGCATAATGATGTGACATAAAAGCAACAGTCTACCCTCATAGTAGTGTCAACCCATTGACATACATTTTGTATACGCAGTGTGTCCGTTATGCAACAGCTTGGGGGTACAGGGGCCAGTGGGGGTACCCTACGTTATATATATGCACAATGACAGAGAGGGGTATTTTAGGTTCCTTGTTAACCACATTGTTAACCTGAGGGGGTTTTGTAGCCTATGTGTCATCCTACTAGTATACATTATGTAAAATAGGGGTAGAATATTGTTCTCATATAGTTCAATAAAGAGGATATTATTCTCCTAATCATCTCTATCTTAGAAGATTCTCCCTATTATAGACCCTAGGTACGATTAGGGATTGACATAGAAAGAGGCTTATGGTATAATATACTTATAGTAAAACTTAAAGATATATAAACTTCTATTAATTAATATTAGATAATAACAATAGATGATAAGTACTAATAGTTATACTTAAAGTAATACATAATGTATACTAACAGAGCAGATAACGCTTGACCTCGCGGCTTATGTAGAACCAGGGCTATACTTAGAGTATATACTCTTCTCCTACTTCTTAAGCGTAGCTTATACCCTCCTTGTCGCACCCCTTAAGCGTAGCTTATACCCTCCCTCCAATGAAATTTGAAGCAAGCCCTTATTTAGGCTTGACTTAGAGATGCCCTTGTGGTATAACTGTGAGTATCAGATCAACTAATGATGATAATAATAAGATTGGTTTAACCAACAAGATGGAACGTAAAGTAAAAGAACATATAGAAGACGATGTACTAGGTACATTCTTCAAAGCACTAGCAGGTGACGATATCAAGGCTCTACAGTCTATGCATATCCCTCGTAGTGAAGTATTCTATGTACGACAGAAATACTACCAAGATACAGGTGAGTGGATTACGTTAGATCGTATGGAACGCGCCATGTACCTTGAAGGCCTCATAGAGGGGCGAGACGTATTAGACCCTCAACGTAAGAGAGACTGGGAATGAGCTACAGATTAGGTAACCGAAGCAAGCAACGTCTTGAAGGTGTACACCCTGATATGGTAGCTGTTGTAGAACGTGCTATTGAGTTGACTGAGGTTGACTTCACTGTTCTAGAAGGTCTACGTACTCTTGAGCGTCAGAAGACGTTGGTGGCAAGAGGCGCATCGACTACATTGAATTCCAGACATATCACAGGTCACGCAGTTGACTTAGGTGCTTATGTTGATGGAGAGGTAAGGTGGGATTGGCCCCTTTATCATAAGATTGCTGAAGCAATGAAACAGGCTGCTCTAGAGTTGAAAGTAGATATGGATTGGGGAGGTGACTGGAAGTCATTCCCGGATGGTCCGCATTATGAACTGGCCTGGGGCTCCTACAAGAAATGAGTACTCGTACTTGTAATGACTGTGGTGAAGCTAAGGAACTAGACCTACTGGTGAAGGCACAGGATTGTCTACACGGGCGTAGGAAGCTCTGTAAGGCCTGCAGTGTACTTCGGGTACAAAAGAACGTCTGCCCCACAAAGAAGGCAACCTACGACGCTGTACGTCGCTCTGAGAACTTGGAGCAGATGAGAGCATACGATAAAGAACGCAGCAAGTTACCTCACCGTAGGGCAGCTCACAACGAGCATACTAGACGACGCAGAGCTAACCTAGTCGAGGCTACTCCGGTAGACTTTGATAAAGAAGCTGTAGTGGCTATGTACCTACTAGCCCATAAACTGAATAGAATAACAGGAAGTACACTTCAGGTAGATCACATCAAGCCCCTTGCCAAAGGAGGCGCACACGATATAGCTAACTTGCAACTACTAGATGCAAAGTTAAACAACGCTAAGGGATCTAAAGAAGACTACCAGCTATCGTGGAAGACATACCCACGTTAAACTTATTGTCTAGTACTAATAAGCTGGGAGAGCGATATGGTAGATAAAGAATCATTGAAAGAAGACATAGATATGTTGAGAGCCGATGTAGCTCGTATTTCAGAACGTCAGATGGACTACGTAACAGAACACCACAAACTTGAGAAAGAGGTAGTTGCGATAAAGACTGACCTCTCATATATCCGTAAGGGTCAAGAAACAATGAACGCTAACATGACACGCCTCATGTTTATTGTTGCAGGTAGTTTCATTGCAGCCCTTGTGGGTTTTATCGTTAAAGGAGGACTTGTCCTGTGATATCATCTTTGCTTCCTATCCTAGCCCCCATCTTAGGGGACGTGCTGAAGAAGGTTATACCTGACTCTGACAAGAGAGCTGAGATAGAGCGAGAGACTAAGTTAGCTCTCCTGGAGCATACTGACTCATTGGAGAAGATCCGTGGTGAGATCGTACTAGCTGAAGCTAACTCAGGTAACTGGCTTACATCAGCTTGGCGTCCACTCCTGATGATGGTAGCCATCTGCATTATTGCAATGAACTACTTGGTGTTCCCTATCATTGCGATAGGGTACCCAGCTATACTAGAAAATACATTGGAGTTGCCAGATCAACTCTGGAACCTGCTGACACTCGGCGTAGGTGGCTACATTGTTGGTCGCAGCGGTGAGAAGGCTATTGATAAATGGAAGGGTGGCAAGTAATGGGCTGCTGGGTTGATGAGAATAAACCATGTAATAAGTGTTTTGGCTGCTGGAACTTAGATCCTGCATCTATCTCCACTTCCTTTAAACTTCGGAACGGTACCTTCCTTACCTCTATCTGTATATACGAGGACTGATATGCCATCTAGTAAGAATTATAAACGAGACTATAAGCGAGAGCGTGAGCTTCAGCTTAAGTCCCCTAAGTCCGATAAAGCTGCCAATGCTTCGCGCAAGGCGGCTCGTCGTACATTAGAGAAGAAGGGTATTGTTAAGAAGGGGGATGGTAAAGATGTCGATCATAAGAACCGTAATCCTAAAGACAACTCTACTAAGAACTTAAAGGCTAAACCAAAGTCAGACAACCGTAGCTTCTCCCGTAAGACAGGGGCTAAGAAGTATGCTAAGAACATCGGGGCATCCAACCCACCTACACAGAAGAAGAAGGTATAGTGCTCGTGGACCATAAGGAAGATTGCTCAGTAGAGAGTTTAGAGGTTAGTATTCGTATCTTGAATAATGACTTAGTTGGTTTCTCAGTTACTAGTCAATCTACCCGTAAGAACTGGGTGGTTGTGGGTTTACTTGTTATGGCTATCACAGTCTTCGCAGTAAAGACACTATGGCCTATTGTTGAGAAACTAGGAATTGTATAAGGAAGAAGTAACATGGACTTTAAGAAGTACGAGAAAGAATTGAACAAAGCTGGTTACACCATCTCCGGTGATATGGTTGCTAACGCACGTGGTGATGTCGTAGGTCAAATGGACCCCTACGGTGAGTTCCACTACAGCGATGACGAGATGGCTAAGGTCATCTGTAAAGCAATGCGTGATTGTCTTTGTGACAAATGCGGTTGTGAGGTCTGTGAGTGCAAACCAGTTAAAGCCCCTGCTAAGAAGAAGAAACGTGCTCGTGATGAGGATGGTCACTTCAAGGCTGATGACCCTTCTACTCCTGACGTTAACGAAGCCTGGGAAGAGTAAAGACTATGGTCGCTCGTAGTTATAATACCTTCTTTGAAAGTAAGAGCATCACGTCAACCACCACGGGTGCTGGCGCTGATGTTATCCACACAGTCCCAGCGAACCATGACTGCGAGATAGACTTCTGTGTAGCTACCAACGGTGGGGCTACCAACAATATCTCAATACAAATATATCATGCCGATGACGCTGTGTATCATTATGTGCTTAGGGCACACTCCGTGGCCGGGAATGATGCGTATAAACTTGTAGGACCTGACCGGATATACCTACATGCTGGTGATAAGATCGTAGCCTATAAGGGCTCCGGTACTTTTGATGTTTCCGTCTCCGGTAGACAATTCTATAATCCAGTAAGGGGTGTATAATGGCTAAACGTGAATTAACAGAAAAGCAAGAGTTGTTCCTAGCTGTGCTCTTTGAAGAGGCAGAGGGTGATCCACTGAAAGCTAAGAAGCTGGCAGGGTATTCAGACAACGTACCTACCTCCTCTGTTACCGCCTCCCTTGCTGATGAGATTTCAGAGCTTACTCGTAAGTTCATTGCACAGAGTTCAACTAAAGCTGCTTATGCTATGTTCAAGGTACTTGGTGACCAAGACATGCTGGGTGCTAAGGAACGTATGGCAGCAGCCAAGGATATCATGGATCGTGCTGGTTTCGTTAAGACAGAGAAGGTAGAGGTATCTTCTGCGGAACCCGTATTTATCCTACCAGCTAAAAAGGACGACTAATATGGCTATCGAGTATAGAGGTGAGAAGTTCTCAGGGTACAATAAACCCAAACGCACTCCGAGTCACCCTACCAAGTCACACGTAGTCCTTGCTAAGGAAGGCGATCAGATTAAGATGATCCGCTTTGGTGAGCAGGGTGCTAAGACTGCTGGTAAACCTAAAGCAGGTGAGTCTGAGGCTATGAAGAAGAAACGGGCATCCTTTAAAGCTCGTCATGGTAAGAACATTAAAAAGGGTAAGATGTCTGCAGCCTACTGGGCTGATAAGGCTAAGTGGTAATTACCTCTTGACAACTAAGTATGTGTGTGGTATAAGATGGCTAGAAAAGACGCTCCCTCATTTAATGCAATCCCGGTAGACCAGGCTTGGAAGATTCCAAAGAGAGGTTTAGACGGGGAGTGGTACCCGATAGTACGTGTTGGAAGACATATACCCTTCGGCTACGAGCAAGACGAGAATGACAAGGACATACTTCAACCTATCCCTGAACAGCTAGAGATGTTAGAGCAAGCTAAGAGATACTTAGCGGAGTACAGCTTAAGGCTCGTAGCTCGTTGGCTCACAGAGCAATCAGGTAGATACATCTCCCATGTAGGACTTAATAAACGTGTCAGCATCGAACAAAAGAGACGGAAAACGTCCAGCACCTATCGAGACTATGAACGGCGCTACAAAGAAGCGTCGGAAAAAGCCCGTAAGCTCGAAGAAGATAGAATCGGTGGAAGTGGTACCCGAAAGCTCGACTCAGACTCCTGAGCCTGTAGTTAAGGTACCTGCCCGTGCTAAGCCTGAACCCATTGATGTGGCTAAGGCACAGGACATCATCTTCGCACCTAACCCTGGCCCACAGACAGACTTCCTAGCTGCTAGTGAGCAAGAGGTTCTTTACGGTGGTGCTGCTGGTGGTGGTAAGTCCTATGCGATGGTGGCTGACCCCGTACGTTACTTTAATAACCCTCAGTCCCGTGGACTCCTAGTTCGCCGTAGTACAGAGGAACTCCGTGAACTTATCTCGGTATCTAAGCAGCTTTACCCTAAAGCTATCCCAGGTATCAAGTTCATGGAAAGAGATAAGACCTGGGTCGCACCGAGTGGTGCTACACTCTGGATGTCGTACCTTGACCGTGATGACGATGTTATGCGTTACCAAGGTCAGGCTTTTAACTGGATCGGCTTGGACGAGCTGACACAATGGCCTAGCCCGTTTGCATGGAACTATATGCGTTCCCGTCTACGGGCTACAAGTGCATCTAAGCTACCTCTTTATATGAGGGCTACCACCAACCCCGGTGGTCCCGGTCACTTCTGGGTTAAGAAGACATTCATTGACCCTGCTCCTGCTAATACCTCCTTCCATGCTACGGATGAACACGGTGAGGTTATCGCATGGCCTAAGGGTCACTCCCGCGAAGGGGAGCCACTGTTTAAGCGTAGGTTCATCCCTGCTAACTTGTTTAACAACCCATACCTTGCTGAAGACGGTATGTATGAGGCTAACCTACTCTCGATGCCTGAGCATCAACGTAGGCAGCTCCTAGAGGGTGATTGGAGTATCTCAGAGGGTGCAGCCTTCTCAGAGTTCAACCCCAAGGTCCACGTGATAGAGCCCTACGAGATCCCACATAGCTGGGCTAAGTTCAGGGCCTGTGACTACGGTTACGGTTCGATGACAGCGGTACTCTGGTTTGCTGTATCTCCTTCTGATCAGATTGTTATCTACCGGGAGTTATACGTCAATAAGACAACAGCATCTGACCTAGCTGATATGATTAACGAGATAGAGAAGGGTGAACGTATCCGGTACGGTGTCCTTGATAGCTCCCTCTGGCACAACCGAGGTGATACTGGCCCTTCTCTAGCAGAACAGATGATCCTAAAGGGTTGCCGCTGGCGTCCATCGGATCGCTCAAGAGGCTCACGTATAGCCGGTAAGAACGAACTACACAGGAGGTTACAATTAGATGAGTTTACTGAAGAACCTAGACTCGTGTTCTTTAACACTTGCCGTAATCTCATCACTGAGTTACCTGCCCTTCCTCTAGATAAGAACAACCCAGAGGATGTAGACACCAAGAGCCCTATCGACCACGGCTATGATGCCCTTCGTTACGGACTTATGACAAGACCACGTAGCTCACTCTGGGACTACGACCCCAATGCACAGAGATCAGGCTTCCAAGCCTCAGACCCAACCTTCGGTTACTAAGGAATTAAGATGGATAACTTTGAGAACGACGATTTAGAGATGGAAAACAACATGGAACAGGCTGAGTCCTCCTTCGTTGACGATATCTCTGAGGATGATACTACTGATTCCCCTGTTGGTCAGGTTGTTTCCTTCGTGGAGGAGCGGTTCAGCAAGGCTGAGACTGCCCGTTACCAAGATGAACAACGCTGGATACGTGCTTACCGTAACTACCGGGGTATTTATGGCCCTGATGTAGCCTTTACAAGCACTGAGAAGTCCCGTATCTTCGTTAAGGTCACTAAAACTAAGGTACTTGCAGCCTATGGGCAGCTTGTAGCGGTCCTTTTTGGCAACAACAAGTTCCCAATTACCATCGATCCTACTACATTACCTGAGGGTATCGCTGAAGCAGTCCATTTCGAGTCTAATCCGGACATGCAGAAGGCTAAAGAGCCTCAATTATCACCAGAAGACACTAAACTACGCCCCGGTGAGACTATTATCGACCTGCAGGAGCGTCTAGGTGGTATGAAAGCCAAGCTGGAGCCAGTTATGGACCAGTTGAAGGAAGGTGAAGGTAAAACTGCTACTGAAATCACTATCCATCCAGCTGCTATTGCTGCTAAGAAGATGGAAAAGAAGATCCATGACCAGTTGGAGGAGTCTGGTGCCTCTAAGAAGCTCCGTACAGCTGCATTTGAGTGTGCTCTGTTCGGTACAGGCGTTATGAAGGGTCCTTTTGCAGTAGATAAAGAATACCCACACTGGGATGACGAGGGTAACTACAAACCCCGTACTAAAACAATGCCTCAGTGTGACTCTGTGTCTATCTGGAACTTCTACCCAGACCCAGACGCCAATGATATGGACGAAGCAGAGTACGCTATCGAACGTCACAAGATGTCTCGGTCACAGATGCGAGCCCTGAAAAGACGTCCGTTCTTCCGTAGCAACTCCATTGACCTTGCCCTTGAGTATGGCGAGTCCTACACTAAAGAGTGGTGGGAGCAGGTGATGGAAGATGATAACCAAGAGACTCGTAGTGAACGTTTCCAAGTTCTTGAGTTCTGGGGTTATGTCGACCGTGAAGTACTCGAAGACCACAATGTAGATATCCCTCGTGAACTGCGCAAGGCCGAACAGCTGAACGTAAACATCTGGGTATGTAATGGTCAAGTACTCCGTCTGGTTATGAATCCATTTAATCCACAGATCATCCCTTACTACGCAGTACCATATGAAGCAAACCCTTACTCCTTCTTCGGTGTGGGTCTTGCTGAAAACATGGACGACACACAGACGTTGATGAATGGCTTTATGCGTATGGCTGTAGATAACGCTGCGTTGTCAGGCAACCTGCTTATCGAAGTTGATGAGACTAACCTAGTACCGGGCCAGGACCTAAGCGTTTATCCGGGTAAAGTGTTCCGCCGCCAAGGTGGTGCTCCGGGACAGGGTATCTTTGGTACATCATTCCCTAACGTATCTAACGAGAACATGCAGATGTTCGACAAGGCACGTGTACTCGCTGATGAGTCCACAGGTTTACCTAGCTTCTCGCATGGTCAGACTGGTGTATCCGGTGTTGGTCGTACAGCCTCCGGTATCTCCATGCTCATGTCAGCTGCCAACGGTTCCATCCGTACAGTTATCAAGAACGTAGATGACTATCTGCTTGGCCCATTGGGTAAAGCCTTCTTCTCCTTTAACATGCAGTTCGACCATGATCCTGAGATCAAAGGTGACTTGGAAGTTAAGGCTATGGGTACTTCATCCCTGATGGCTAACGAGGTACGCAGTCAGCGCTTGATGCAGTTCCTGCAAGTTGTACAGAACCCGGCTCTCGCTCCGTTTGCTAAGATGGACTACGTTATCCGTGAGATCGCTGAGTCTATGGACCTCGACCCTGATAAGGTTGCCAACTCTATGGCGGAAGCTGCTATCCAGGCTGAGATCCTTAAGAAGTTCCAAGAGCAGAACCCACCTCCGGCCCCAGCCCCAGGTGATCCTAACGCACCACAGGCTCCTACAGGTGGTGCAGGTGCTGGTGCTATGGGCACAGGTGCAGCTCCGGTCCCCGGTGAGCAAGGCCACTCAGCCAACACAGGTGAAGGTGAAGGTATGGCGGCTCTAGAAGCCCAGCTTAGTCAGTACTTAGGTGGCCAAGGATAATGGATAGTAAGCTCCTAGCCACTATCATTGCCGTTGCTAAGAAGGAGGCGTCTGCTAATTCGGTAGACATCTCCAACCTACAGCGCA